TCAGAACGCTTTGCGTTCCGACACAACTTTTAAATCATTTAACAATTATTTTTATCAGACCCCTAAGCTAAAGACTTAGGGGTTTCATGGAGACCATATGAAACGAGTAGGAATTATAAAATCTATTGACCATAAGACAGTAACATTGATTGGATTCGGTGAATTCAAAGAAAATCGATTAGTTGAGAATGAAGATCTTGGAATCGAGATCGAAGTTCCCGTATTCAAATTAGATAGTGGTACAATCATGGAAAATACATATGGATATTATTGGGGTGAAGAGACTTCAATCAAGAATGAAATCGCTGAATATGAATCCAAAGGGTACGTTATAAACTCTCTGGATATCTAAAAATTTCACTGTAATGAATGGTACTTATCTCCAATCAATATGAATGGGGATATAAACAATTTATGAAATTGGTATTCACATTTAACCCGGAAGTACTATCATGTCATTTAACTGGTATAACATCAATGTTCATCGTAATGGCGGTGACGGTTCTGTTTTGTTAGAGAAACCTAACAAATCAGGTAAGTATGCAAGAAGAAAAGACGTTGAGCCACTGGTCACTCGACTTCAGAAGGAACAGCGTGAGACAAAACAGTCACTCAAACATATCAAGTATATGATTGAGACATTTCGAAACCAGTTTTCCAAAGATAGTAATGAAGGCATGATTCACAACTGTGATATGATGCTCAGAAAAATTGACGGATTTCTATAGGATATCATCCATAATCATTGAGTTTCGGACTTCCATTATGAGGATTCCTAACATATTTTTACCAACTGGTGGTGATACATTTAGGTCAACTCCCCAAAATCTATCACCCCACCAGTTACCCTCTTGAATATGCTGGGTTCCGGTCTCAAGTAACATTGTTTTGAATGGTTCCTGTGTGAATTTTTCGGTAACGCATCTTCGCATTACCTTTATTTTGATATCATCCCAATCAGACCGCAGTTCGATAACATGTGATCTTCGTTTAACTTCGGCTGGTTTCTCTGTGGTGAGACAAAATAATTTCCATTCAGGATCATCCGATTTGGCGGACATGTATGCATGTTCCACTGAACGATAAGTTTCTCCTTCGAAAACTATTTCACATGGCCAGAAATTACTGAGCCATCGGTGTTCATATGACATGAAATGACTTATCATAACTAAAAATATATAAAAAATCGTATATTTTTTGGGTATGATTACGATTTTAATACCATTTTACAACCAGAATCAGTATCGAATCCGAAATATTAAAGCAGTAGTGAGTAATTATTTGAATAATTTCACTGATTGTAAGGTTGTTGTTGTCGAGCAAGTGTCAATGGGCACCAAATATGCATCCGAATGTTTCCTTGAGTTCGTAGTAGATACAAATTTCCGGGTGTATCCCCTTCAGGTAGAGGGTGATAGATTCAATAAGTCATATTTAATCAATACTGCGGTTCGTGAATATATCGAAACTGACATAATCATGATGTCAGATGCCGATTGTATACTTCCGCATCTGAGCACTGAATATTTGATCACTCATTTGCAAGGAACTAGTATCTATTTTCCGTTCTCTAAAGTCAATTTCCTCAATGAAGCTCACACACGTAGGTTAATCAGTGACAAACCATTGATACAAGCTGCTGTCAAACAGGATCATTTCATTAACCGCTATACTGGTCTCGTCAATTTATTTACAAGAACTACTTTCAATGCGGTAGGTGGATTCGATGAGTCATTCGAAGGCTGGGGTGGAGAAGATGATGCGTTCGTTGATAAATGTAATCGGATTGTGGCACCAATCAAACGTAGTATAGACGACACTACGTTGATCCATCTTTATCATCCAAAGGTAAATACATCGGAATATCTCAATACGGAATGTTTCACGTGGAACAAAAAGAGAGTTGCTACTATCCGAAGAATGCCAATCAAGCGACTTCATAGCTATGTTGAATCCCTACAGGATGGGGTCAATGTTCTGGATGATATTGTTAGGGAGTTTGATCGAGATGGAAAACTATCATTCTCCGCTGAGATATCAATAGGATCGGGTACAATAAATGTTGATACAACTGTCTATGACATAATACCAAAAGATGGTAGAGTTGAATTGGATGGTATCCTCGATGCTGTATATCGGACAGATGGCCCACTGTTTTTGGACTATATCATAAATCAGATTGATACCAAGATTGTTGATATGACCGAATTTGAAAAAAACATTGTGGATAAGTATCGAGCTATGTGTCAATAATCACATTTTCGGGGTGGTGTAATGAGCATCGCTTTACAAATGATACTTATTTCCTATATTGTAATATATAAAGAAATCCCTATTAGTGAGGTATAACATGGAATTATTTGTATTAGGAAGCGGAAATGCTTTCACAAAACGAAATTGGCAATCTAACTTTCTCATTCATCAAAATGGGAAATGGCTTTTGATTGACTGTGGTAGTTTTGCCTCAATCGCTCTGAAAGAAGAAATGGGACTTAATGTATGGGATCTGGATGCAGTGTATGTCAGTCACATACATGCCGATCATGTAAATGGTCTCGAAGAAGTTGAGTATTGTACATACTTCAATCCTGCTATTCCCCGTCCGAAACTATTTGTACAAGGTCAATACATAATCAATAATGAAGGACACGCTTTCTCATCTGGATTGGTTAACGATTTATGGCATGACTGTCTAAAGGCTGGTAGTCGAGGATTGGAAAAGCTTGATGCTCAGTTGCATACTTATTGGGATGTTCAGGCGGTTGAATCTAATGGTCATTTTGTCTGGGAAGGTATCAAATTTGATATTGTTCAGACTGTTCATGTGTCAGCCCATCGGAAAATCGAGAACTCTTTCGGTTTAATGTGGAATGATCCCGACACCGGAGAACGTGTTTACATTACGACTGATACTCAGCATTGCCCCGTGAATGCTATGATGGCATATCTGACTGAATGTGATGTGATTTTCCATGATTGTGAGACTGCACCATTTGCATCGAACGTTCATGCCCATTACGAATCTTTGAAAACTCTTCCGCTGAGATTAAATCCAAGATCTGGTTGTATCATTATCAGGATAATGTGATCGATGAATGGGATATGTGGTCAACAAAGGCTCAGAAAGATGGTTTCCGGGGCTTTGTGAAGACAGGGGCTATCTTCGGTCGTACTTACAGTGAACAAGAGGCTGGGTGTATCGGAAAGAGCTATTACGCAAAGATGGCTCGACTTGAAGCAGAGAATGCAGAGATGCGAAAGAAGCTTGCTGCATACGAGAATAAAAAAGGTTCTCAGGATTGATAATAATTTATGTGTTATAATCCACAAAGTGTTTATTCATTTTGCGGGTTTTTGCTATATTTATTCTATGGCTAAGATTTACGCTGGGATCGGATCACGCAGACGGACTCCCTCATTCATAAGTAATATGATGACAGAGGTTGCTGCTAAATTGGAGAGCATGGATTATGTTCTTCGAAGTGGTGGTGCTCAAGGAGCAGATAAAGCGTTTGAAGCTGGTGTTGTGTATGATGATGCCAAACAAATATTTCGTCCGAAACATGCTACTCAGTTTGCAATTGACCTAGCTGCCAATTTCCATCCATATTGGGATAATTGTGACAGCATCGCTCGTAAGTTGCATGGTCGAAACAGTATGATAATATTAGGTGAAAATCTTGATTCGCCTGTGAAATTTGTTATATGTTATACTCCCGATGGTAAAGCTTCAGGTGGAACTGGAGTCGGAATTCGGATAGCGGAATCATTCAATATTCCTGTTTTTAACCTATTTTTCCCTGATGTTCGTGATCGTATCAATGATTTCATAGGTGTGAAAAAGGTAGAAGTAGATTTGCTATAATCTATATTTCAACATATGATTGATTATTACAGAATACTTGGCGTAGAACGCAGTGCATCACAGGCTGAAATTAAAACCGCTTATAAAAAACTTGCTATTAAATATCACCCAGATAAAAATCCCGGTGCTGAAGATAAGTTCAAAGAAGTGAACGAAGCTAACGCAGTATTGTCCGATTCTGATAAACGAAAGGAATACGACAATAAAATGTCATTTTCCCATGATTTCAAACGATGGGGGGAAGCATTTGGGGCAGCTAATACAGCGGCGAATTTTGGTCAGAAAGCCAGACGCAAGGGTCCAAGTAAAGGTCCTGATCAACGAGTAAATTTTAAGATAAATTTTGATGAATCGATTACTGGCGTGGAGAAAACAGTTGAGATTTCCCGGCGTAAAAAATGCCCTATGTGTGATGGGACTGGAGCTAGTGTTCAGAAAAAGTGTCCGACTTGTGATGGAAAGGGTGTAGTCCGAGTAGCACGTAAGGATAGCTTCATTGCAGGTGATGGTCTTGTAGTCGAATCATGTTACACTTGTGATGGGAGCGGATTGGTTATTGATACTCCTTGTACTTTATGTAAAGGTCAGACAACATTACCAGATACGAAACAAACTAAGATTAAAATACCCGCTGGGATATCTGATGGTGAATTCATTACCTTAAGTGGTCTCGGAAGTGCTGGTAAAAACGGTGGTCAGAATGGTGATATCATTGTATATGTACAAGTTACTCCTGATTCCCATTTCGAACGTGTCGGTAATGATATTTTTACATCGATTGATGTTACACCATCTGATTTGGTTCTAGGGCGTGAATTGAATCTTAAGTTCTTTGGTCGAGATATAAAAGCGGTAATACCGCCATGTACTGGCTCAGGGGCCAAGATTAAGCTGAACAAACAGGGAATCAAAGATGGGGCACTGTTCTTATCATTTAATGTATTGGTGCCAACCACTCCAACTGAAGAAGAAGTTGATTTATACCAAAAACTTCGAGATCTCGAATGGAATTGTGGTAATTGAGCACAATAAAAACTAACTTTCTATCGAGGACAACATGCGTATACTATCCATCCTGATTGAACTAATGAAAAGTTTATTGAGTGCAATGATTGTGATTCCGATTGCATTAATCGGTGGAGCGATTTTAACAGTCGTTATGCTATTTGCAATGTTGATTTCCTTATATGAAGAATTTAACCGTAACATAAAGTAGGTAAACCATGAGCAAACAGCTTACCCTCGAAGATCGATACTACCTTAGCATGTACTGCCGTAAGTTGCCATGTACAGTGCATCTTCGTTTCAATATTGATACTTTTATCGATCAGATCGAGATCAGTTCGACAGAAGCTGAGCAGTATAATGTGACTGTGGATCTCGATGCTGGTACATTTACATGTAATGACGAAAACTATACAGTAGAGTATGAACGTTTTCCTCCTGCTGTAATTGAAGGGATGAAACATTATGTCAAATTGCTGGATGTCGAAGACAACAAGAATAATGTGATGCTTCAGAAGATTTTCACATATTTCAAGAAAATCATATGATAGATCGTGGCATAATAGCGTTTTACAATGACGACATGGTCGAGCTGCGACAAGAATTCAAAGATGAGTTCAATCGTTTGACTGAAAAGAATGAGGAGGGTTTATACACCTTCCTCTTTTCCTCGTATCATGAATATATGGTGACAACTGAAATCGTGTTCTGTATGATTTATGAAGACACTGCATTGTTTTTCGTTACGCCATATGCCATGCAATTATCACTTGATAACAATCTTATGGTTAAAAGTGGTGATATTTACCCAAATGGACAGACATTCGAAACTCTGTTTGCGGAAGGTGATAATTCATCAGTTGTTCATATTGGGGAATGTTGTAATTCCAAAGGATACGCATATGGTATATATTCGTTTGGATACAAACGAGCATTAGCGGCTGCTATCGAGATGGTGAATAATGAAACCTATGACATTGAGCAGTTGATAATTGATGATCAAGATTTGATTGATGTTTCGATTGATTATCTCGAAGTTCGGATTCAAAAATTCCAAGATCAGGTTGATAAATCCCATGAATTGGAAGAACCAGTAGAAGGACTCGATGAGAATCCATATTCGAATGCTTATTATGACAATGAAGGTAAACCATTGAAAAATAATCCACTAACTCAAGTTGAGAGATTAGGAGATGGAAATGTGTAATCTTGGTATTTTTGTTCCAGTGTATTATTCAGAAGAATCGGTTGCGAAAACATTGATGCGATTGACTTCAATGTCATACACAGGAATAAAACCAAGATTATTTATTTGTGTTACCGGAATGCGAGAGTCGTTTAAGTCATTTGTCGAAGCTTACATCAATGCATATTCAAGTGATTCAGTAACCATACCAATTTTTGATCGTGTGGAGTTGATTGTAGATGACCTTACATTTGATCCCACTCGAATGATTAATGATGTAATTCATGATAATCCAGATTTACAGTTCATTTCGGTGGTGGAACCCGATATTGGCATCGAAGACACTGAATGTTTTTTAAAGTTCGTAACTATTTATCATGATTACGATTTCAAACGGAAACTGGGTGGTGTATGTACTGAAAATGCCAAACATAAAATACTAGGTGACCATATTCGATGGCAAGTCGAGCACAATACAGTGGTTCGTTCACTGGATGGTGATGGGTTTGGAAATGGTGTGTTATTCACTGAACGCAGTACGTGGAAGACTGTCAATGGATTCATCGGTAGAGATTATACCAATGAATTCTCGAAAAAATGTTTCCGTCACGGATTACTTGTGACATATGCTGAAGGAATTAAATAGTGGAAGTCTATCGTTATAATCATGTATTCGACCATGTCGAAGCAATGTTGCGTGAATACGTAGGATCGAATCCAGCGTACAATCGAATCGTTTTTGTTCTTGGATATAATGTACTGAAAGATCTTAATGATGTGCGTCAGAAGTATCCGGGGTATCGGATCATTATCTATCAACTAGAACAGTTATTTGATGGCTCTTATTGGGCGAATCGTCATGCATACGAGATGCTGAAACAGGCTCATGAAATTTGGGACTATGACTATGCCAATATACAGTGGTTGCGTCAAAATTTCAAACTCAATGCTAAGTTCGTACCCATGCTGTATACTAGGTCACTTCAAGTGATTCCATCGAATCCATCACCTGACATCGATATTCTGTTTTATGGATATCTACATGAGAGACGAGCCAAGTTGGTGTTTTATTTACAGCAGAAACTTGCTGGTCGATACAAACTATTTGATTTGTATGGAGTGTGGGGACAGGAACTGGACTCATACATTGCTCGAAGCAAAATCATTTTGAATGTGCATGGAAGCGACAATGCGAAACAGGAACAAGTTCGTATGTTCTATCCTGTTATCAATTCTCGGTGTGTAGTGAGTGAGAAGAGTGAATATAACTATTTAGGGAATTCAATCATCGAATTGCCTTATGATCGACTTGGTGATGGCGTACTCACCCTTCTTGGTAATGGTAAATGGCAAGATTATACCCGAACCGCAGCCACCAACTACAAACAAATATCAGATAGATATCTTTCTAAGATTCAGTTTTAACGAAATCGGTAACAAAAGAAACGTATTTTTCTTATAAACTATAGAAAAACAGCGTTTTCCAATGTTAGAAATTAGAATTACTGAAACTGGTAGTCAGATTGATGGAACTACCGGAGACTATACTAAGTATGGTCTCGAATTTGCATTTGAGCGTATTGATGATGGTTCGTATGATTTGCAGGATTTTCGTCTAAGAAGCTTCTTTAATCACCATTATTCCCTCACTGTATTGTCCGATATTGGATATTACGCTTTGCGAGAATTTCAAATTTTTCAGGGTGCTGCTGTTGGTCAGATCCTAAGTGCTGGGTATGATGATTGGATGAATGATATTCGTCCTCCTCGTATTGACACGAATAAATTTGCATCTGAAGTAATTGCATGGCTACCTACGGCCACGCTGAATGCATCGACTCCGCTTACCTACCAAGGAAGCGGAAAACTCATGGGATATTGGAATGGCGATCACAAATTGGGTCGATATAATGATACTCGTGAATCATATTCATTTATTGAAGCCAGTACGACCGCTACTAATCCGTTGACATGGGTATTTGAGAAACGAGATAACACACGTACCATAAATATGTCATCAATCTCATCCGTTGGTAATGTCGTAACCGTAACAACCAGTGGTAGTCATGGATTTTCAACTGGTGATGCTGTGTTTATTACAGGATTGAATTCTGACCCTCGCCAATTTGGTAATGCTGGTGAGCGATATGAAGGTACATTCACCATTACTGTTACCGGAGCTAGTACATTCCAATATATAACGAAACATGAAGTTACCGCAGCCACACATAGTTCAACTGGTAGAGTTGAATTCTGGGAAGTGTTCGTATATGAACAAGCAATAACTTCTATTCAGGGCGATGGTGCTGGATCTATTACAATTGAAACTGCTCGTAACCACTCTCTTCAAGTTGATGATGTAATTGCAATTGAGGGTACGAGTAATTATGATGGTGCTCAGTTAACTGTAATTACACGAAATAGTAGCACATCTGTTGTATGTACTATAACCGGAAATACATCAAGTACATTGGAAACCGTTGGTCGAATTTTGTATTCGAGTAAACCACCTTCTGGTGCGATATCAGTAAATTACATTGCTGGATATGAGCCGTTACTATATGACGATCATACATCTTTCACATATTTGCGGTATGCTGATAAGGACACGTATATTGATAACCTTATTGCAAATGATTATGGTGCATCGACTCAGTTGCTTGTTAGAAATTTTGCGTCAAATACTCCACCTAATTACCAGCGAATGGTATTCCGATTCCCTATTGCTGGTATACCATTGTCAGAACTTATGTTTGCTGAAATAAATGCAATCTATGCATCTGGTAGTGATGACGATGCGGTGATGATATTGTATCAAATGACTTCTGATAGCTGGTCGGATTCGGACACTTGGGATACAATTAACCCTTTAATTGATGAGGCAGACCCAATTGGTTTATATAATTTTATTAACGTGTCAACTGGTGAAAATAATACCTATACTAAATTCGATGTTGACGTTGATAAGATCAGTTCTTGGATTACTGGAGAGCATGTTCCTGATGTGGGATTTGTGAAAGTAGCCACAGTAAATAGTCAGAGTAATGTGTATTGGAGTAGTGAGACTGTCGAATACAAACCATATATTGTAGTGAGTTCGGGTGTGGTTGCTGACCAATATCCGCCGACTATTCATTTGACAAATGCTACGAATACGCTATCAGTTGTTACATCACAAGGTGGTGGAGCTGGAAATATTCTGGTGGATATGGGAACTGCTCATCATATGTCTGCTGGGGATCTGGTAGATGTTATTACACCAACTTATCAAGCATTTGGAACTTCCGTATTAGGAGGTGGATATTCACCCACAACTAATGCATTCTATATAAATATTCCGGGTAATACGTCAGTTGTTATTGATAATGGTGGTGTGATAGTTCAGTATAATGTTATTGAAGTATCGGCTGTTGGTATTGATGATGTTGAAATGTCAGATGATCCCGCTGATTTAATTATTCAAAAAACTGCTTCGCATACCATAGTAACTCCTACGAACATAGTTAAGTCTCCATCCACCCAAACTTCATTTGATTTCGTTTTGAATGACCTTGATGATGGTTATTTCGATGTTTCGGTAAAGGATGCTACTGGAAATCAAAGTTCGATTATTGCACCTCCATTGCTTATGTATCATTATGGTCATGAGAGTGGTATACCATGCGAAGTAGTTACTTCTGGTATGACTGTTGATATAGTTGGATTTAATGTGGATAGTCCATTAACAGCTATAATCGCTGATGATCTTCTTACTGGTGGTGTCATATCTGGTGGTATTACTCAGAGTGTTGGTATTGGTGATATTGATGCTGGGAATAATCTATTTACGATTTCAATTCCATCGGGTACACAATTGGAATACGATGTGATAAGTGTTAATGATGTCACTGATACTATTTTGGTGGCTAATTCAGAGTTAAAAATAGGTGATAATATCGTATTTAATTCTACTGGCAATCATATGAATGATCCACTACTTGTTGGGTGTCTGTATTTCGTAGTTGCGGCTACTCAGATCGGGAGTGATACTGAGATTCAGATATCAACAACATATATGGGAACTGCTTTGGGATTGGATGTATCTCCGGTCGATATGAATATGGTAGTATATAACTACAGTACTCCTTTGTATGTACAGAAAAATGGATTCGATAGTTCTGATTATGGAAATTTATCGTATATCAGACTTGATGATTACCCACCTAAATTCGAGATTGATACTATCGTTGGTTCCGGTGTCGATATCAATGTAACAATTTCGGATATTTACCCAATTGACCAGAGTTCAGTTTCATTTGTTAATGGTACACAGACTGCAACTCCTATCGTTGATGTAAATGGAGATGGTCGTGTATTGATTTATGAAGTACATATCACTGGTGTTGGTACATTCCGTGTTGATGCTGCTGATGAACTTGGTAATAGTTCATATGCCACTGCTGATGTTCCTCCAGTGGAAACTCCATTCATCGAGGTAACTGGATATACAATCACGGATCAGAATAATTTTGTACTTAATGTTCATGTTATTGATGATAACATTGACCCAGTTGAAGCTCCTAATAATTACACCGCTGGTGTGTTTGTTGAAGGTAGTATTGAGAACTCTACATTCGGCGTGGTTGGCAATCTGACTTCAGTTGCTGATGGGATAACATTTACAATAACGGTTGATTCACTGGGTGATGGTATAATGACCATTTACGCACGAGATCTAGATGACAACAATAATTACATTCAACCGCCCGTTCTTACATCAATTACCCCTGAATGTATTAGCAATAACTCAGAAGTGTATTTCACTGGACTTAATCTTGCACAAGAGTCGTTCATAAATCGTCAGTTCTTGAATCCACTAGTAAGCATTACATCATCAACGATGACTACGATCAATGCATATGTGGCATCTGGTTCTCCTGATGGTAATTTCAATTTCACGCTGACCGTTAATCAAGATAGCCTTACTATGATTAGTAACACCCTTACTGGGATTCTTGATAATACTCCACCGATCATCAATATTATTGGCGATCAGATTATGGAAGTTATTCAAGGTGAAAGCTATACTGAACTCGGTGCTACGGCAACTGACAACATCTATGGTGATGTTACTTCCAGTATCGTTACGCAGGGTATCGTTAATACTAATGTACTGGGTACATATTATATTGCATACACTGCTAGTGATCCATGTGGTAATTCATCGATTGCCATTCGACAAGTCAATGTTGTGACGGGATGTCCTGTATATATTTCAGTATCACCAAGTTCTGAATATGTTGGTAGCCTTGTTACTGTTACTGCTACTTTGGGTGAGTTGAATCCCGTTCCTGTTAATAACATAGTAACCTTTAATGGAATCGTAGGAACTGTGGTAGGTGGTAATAGAAGTGCAATTCAGGTGATCGTTCCATTCGGTGCTACTAGTGGTCCAGTGCAAGTTGAGACTGGTCCTACTAATACTGGATATGAAGAATGTTCTCTATCCAATATCTATCAATTCACCGTTCTCTATGAGAATGAAGAATTCATTGATAATCAGGATACAGCCACTAGAAATAAACGTGGTAAAGCCACTACTAATTCTGGTCGTATATCTCCGTTTGAACGAGGTGCCGAACGTACAGCTATATATAATCGTGATTTGGGATATTCGGGATATTCTGAAATCGTTGATGAAAATAGTATGATTCAGAATCTATATAGCATTGTGCTTACTCGTGTCGGTGAACGCATATTTAACCCAGAGTTTGGTACTGATATAGAAGATTTCATACACAACATTATTTATGATGTAAATGAATTCGAGTTGAAAAGTATCCGAACCATAGTCGATGCAGTAAAACGATTTGAACCTCGTATCACTATAGTTGAGGAAGACTCCTTTATATCATTCGATCCAGACAAAAATGATGCGAAGGTTATTCTGAAAGTACTGGTCCCATCCGGTAGTGTACGAGTTATTGGTATTTCACTCAAATCTATGCGAAACGGAGAAGCTAATATATGATAGTTCAGAATATTGATTCGAATACACAGGTAATTTTTACTGATAATGCTCAGAGTGATTATTTATCTATTGCCACCGAACTTGGATACACAAAAAAGGATGGCGGTCTATATAAATACGTGACCGCTGAGTTCTCTCAGATGTATCATCCTCGTGGTGCACAAAGTTCAATTCCATGTGTTAGACTTATCGCAAAGGGTGTCGAAACTTACATCGTTAAGAATTCATTTGATTTCGTATTGAATGGAGATCATATCAGAAATGCAATTCATGGATTTGAGCATTTTGGTAGTAACTATATTCCAGTGGTGGATTCTATAGAGTTCAAAGGACCATTCAATGAATTATCTGGGAATCGTATTCAGGATAATATCGGGAAGATTATATCGTTTGCTGAACAACAAGTTTCTGATAACTCATCTATGATACATAAAGTCATGCATAGACTTGCAACTGATAACGGACACATGTTGGCACCGATTATTAAACGGTATCTAAATACAATTCATTTATTCAAGGGAAACAAGAATCTATTGACTGGATACGCAAAACTTGAGAATTACCTACGTATGATAAAGCAGCCTACAACTGGGTTGATTCAAGATGTGGATGATGGAATTGATGCTGATTACGTGGTTAATTTCAATAATGGATCTACACAGGCTAGAGTTATCGTTACTGGAGTTCGTGATGGTGTTCCTGTAATTGAATTGAAGTTCAATGGTTCATTAAATACACATGGAAAAAAGGTACAGAAACCGGAACCATATGTCTTATTGACAACCAAACCGATCAATCTAGGTCGGGAAAGGCTTCCATATAATGTGGTATCCTACAGAGGAACCCCTATATTCATAACCCCTCTAATATTCAACTCAACTAAAATTCTGAGTGAATTAAAGGGTGGTATAAATCTGTTAAAATAATTGTGGCATTGAAGATTTCTATGTCGTATCTTTCAGGTATACATATAAGGAATTTTCATTATGCCACCAAAGAAAAAGAAAGATGATGCTCCCGATTTCAGTTTCTTCAGTAATGTGAAGACTGGTGACCGACTGGCCGATAGTGGACGCAAAAAGGAAATCAAGCACTGGATAGATACTGGTTCATATACATTCAATGCCCTCATTTCGGGGGATATGACTAAAGGATTTCCGGGCAATCGTGCTGTGATGCTTGCTGGTGAGCAAGCTGTAGGTAAAACATTCTTCGCCATTTACGGATTTGCACGTCCTCTGGTAGAAGCTGGATATTTTATCTATTACATTGATACCGAAAACGCATTGACTGATGATGATCTTATTGCATTCGGTCTTCCCGAAGGTTCTTTCAAGATTGTTACCCAGTCTATTGTTGAAAAACTAAAGGTCAACTTCGATAAGATCTTGACACAACTTGAAGAAGCAATGGGAACCAAAAAGGAAAATCCCAACAAGTGTGCATTCGTAATCGACTCACAGGGTATGTTGGACAGCCTTAAGGGTCAGGAAGATATCAAGAAGGAAAACTTCGTGAACAACATGGGCTTGCAGAAGGAACTTAAACACTTCTATAAGTCGGTTCTTGTTCGTCTCGGTCAGCTTGATTGTCCTCTTTTGATTACTAACCACGTATATAAGAACATCGGTGGTTACGGTGACCCGAATACGGTTGCTGGTGGTAGTGGTGGTCTATACGCTGCTTCTGTAATCTTGAGTATGCGTAAAAAGCAGTACAAGGAAGGAACCGTTCGTAAAGGTACTCTTATCACTGCAAAGAACATCAAAAGTCGTCTGTGTATTGATGGTCAGGAAGCTTCCATGTATCTCGCATGGGAAAAGGGCCTCAATAAGTGGTATGGCGTGCATGAATTTGCCCTTGCTGCTAACTTACTCGAAAAGTGGTCATCCAAATTCGATGCCAAAGGTGTTGTTGGTCCAGAAAAAGCTGGTAAACATAACTGGTATGTCATCAAAGACCCTAAATTGACCCCTGATAAGTGGTTAGTTGTTAAAGAAACTGACATTCATAAGAAATCGACTATCGGAACCATTTTCGATGAAGTCAATGAATACGTCAAGAGTCGTTTGAAGTTAACAAAGCCAATTGACTTTGATTATAATGACGATGATACCAACGAAGAAGAGAGCCTTGACGTGGATGCAGATGTAGATTACTCCGATTCCACCGGAGAAGGTGATGAATTCGATATGAATGATTAAAAAATATCATTTTCTTTCATAAACAAGATAGTTCTATGAAGTCGGGAAAAAACTTCCCGACTTTTTCTTTTAATTGCGTATATTTGTAGGCAAGGAGAACACGATGTTGAAAGTATATGATCTTTCCAACGAAGACTTGGTAATAAGAAAATTTTTTGAAGACAACTCTCTACAGCACCGAATTGCACCACACTTAGATTCTGCTTTATTCGAAGATGACCACAACCGAAAGATATGCGAATGGATTAATCGTTTCCAGAAGGCAAATAACAGGTATCCGGGGGCACAGGAGCTTATAACAGCTTTACCTGCATGTAGTCAACGATCCAAGCTGATTAACATCTGCAACGCTGATATACAGCCAATGGAACGCAACTTCGTTGTGGAAATGTTGGAGAAGTTTTTCAAGGAACGAAAGACGAAGAAAGTATTGGTTGATGCGGCTGAAGCAATTCATGACAGAGATTTCACTAATATCGCATCCATAATCAAAGAGTTACAGGACTCGGTGAATTTCAATATGAACCTCGATGTTGGTATCGATGTCGTAGAAGATACACCTGAAGCACTCAGACGTTTAAATGAGACTTTACGTGCAATCCCATCAGCACTCGCTGATGTGAGAAGGTTTACATCTACCGGATCTGGGTATGGTGGACATTATCGTAAAGCTCTGAGTATATTTCTTGGTATGCCCAATGTGGGTAAATCAATTGTTCTATGTAATGAAGCTGCGTTTGCATATCAGAAGGGATACAATGTATTGTATGTTACCCTCGAAATGTCAGAAGAATTGATTTGGGAACGCATTGCATCGAATGTAACTAATATTTCATTGGGTGAAGTTCGAGCCACTTCTGCTGAAGATATTCAGAGACTTTTACAGACAGTCCCAGATGCAGATACTCATTCGGTTGGTAATCTAGTTGTGAAAGCACTTCCAACTACGGCCACCGTAGTTGACATTGAGAATGAAATCATCGAGGTCAAACGGACGAAGGGATTCGATATTGATTTGCTCGTAGTTGACTATATCGGTATCATGAAACCATCTAAGAGATCCAATAGTGTAGCCGCTCATAGTTTGTATACAATGGGTAAAGAAATTGCGGAACAGCTTCGTGACCTTGCAAAGGCTCGTGAAATTGCTGTGGTGACTGCTTCACAGATGAATCGTGATGGATATAGCAACAAAGAAGCTTCGATGCAACATGTTGCTGGTAGTGCTGGTCTCAATGATACTGCTGATTTCATGATGACTATCAACCAGCCACCCGAAATGAAACCATTTGCTCTATTTTCTCACAATATTCTGAAGAATCGATTTGGACCAAATACTATCAACAGTATCTCGAAAGTCGATTATAGTCATATGCGTGTTCGCACCGCAAGTGAAGATGATATGAGAGCATACTCAGAGGCACAATTATCTAGCGGTGGTGAAGTTGAGACATTTTCGCCTCGTAGTGATAAAGATGGGTCCGATCTTGCTCCATCTAAGAGACGAGATGATATTGAAGCCCAGCGTAAAAAGATGGAAGAATTAAGGGCACCAACTGTTAAGACTGGAAATGATGTTAATAAAGGATCGGAAGAAACTATATTAGTTAATATCGATAGTAGCAAACAGAATCATGGGGATTCTGGGAGTCCTTTTTAATGTCACTTATTCTAAATTTTATAAATGAGATCAATACCATTCTAATGACGAAACGATCTGAAGATGATGTTGATCCGTTTACATTACACATGCCCGAACACAAGTTCAAGAAGAATGTGGAAAAATTCAATTATGCAATCACCATGGTCTATGAGAAATATAAAGAGCGTGATGTGAAATTGTATCATATCATTCTTTCATTACAAGAGTTCTTTGAAATGGATTTACTTGTACATCAATTGCTTAGTCCGAAACTGAGAAAGATTGTTAAAGCAGAAATGGAAGAAGCTTATCACATAAGACCTACTCAACGGAGAAAGAGTAATGCCCAGAAAGCAAGTGATACGACCGAGTGAACAGGACAAGAAAACCCAAGACACATACAACGAAGAACGACTTAAACACGAAGATGTTGGATCGGTTGATCTAGTTGCGTATGCTGGTGGGTCGATAAATAACCTTCCTGTCAAAAGCAAAGCATTCAATACATGGCTCGATGCACATCGAAGTAATAATCCGTTTATTGGAAAACATGTAACTGCTGCCCCTGAAGAATACACTGAAGAAGTTCGTCTTAATGATGATGAAACGCTTAGTCCAGAAGAGACTGAAGCATTTCTTAATAATGATGATATCGGTTTGCAGACATTCGATCCGAACTCTAAGTTTGGTGGAGAAGCTGAAGAATTGGGCGAAGCTCTTATTGGTGATGACAAACATGATGTTAGATTCATTGATATTACAATTGCTGAAAATATAACAAACAAACTTCTCGGTCGTCCTATTGAAGAGATCGAAAAAGAAGCTACTAAGGCAATGCAGTCTTATTATGGGGATGCTCATTACACAACTGATATTGATGTTTCTAAGATTATAGAAACGTCAACTGTGCGACTTATCGAGCAACAGAAAGCGGCTGGAGAACACCCAGAACAATTAAAACTTACTGGTTACAAAGAGTAATAATTTCCTATATATCGAAATTATTCCAAGATAAAAAAAAGTTATGTCGTACCGGAAAAAATGACGTATCTTTGTTTATGTCTTGGAAACAGGACATGAAAAAAACGAACAACTTATTGACTAAAAAGAGGTCGCTTAGACCAAGGAGTACAAAATGTCAGAAGATTTTCTTACCATAGATACCGAAGAAGCATCCGCAATTGATGCAAGAGCACAGGTCGAAGCCAGCGGTGGTCGTCAAATTGATCCCACTATGTGGAAACCCGGACTTGGTCGCAATGATGAACCTTACGAAGCAAAGGTTCGCCTACTCCCTCAAGGTGTTAATGGGGTGAAGAATAAGCTCCCCGCATCCGTATCTTATCAGATGCATTATCTGAAAGACAAGAAACACAAGATTTCCAAAAATGTCCCCTGTCGTAAGACCATTGGTGAAGAATGTCCTGTCTGTGAAGCAGCATGGGCCATTTGGAATGCTGGTAAAGACGCAGGTGGAGCACGTGGCGAAGCGTTGCAGAATCTTGCTAAGAGCCGTCTCCCTACTACCCGTCACGTAATCAACGTTCTCGTGCGTGAAGATTTGACCAATCCTGCAAACAATGGAAAGGTTCTTAAGTGGGATCACACTGACAACGTTAATGGCAATTTGATGGAACCTCTCCGTGATTCTACTGAAGAAGAAAACGGAAAGAATGCCACTCAGAAGCCAGCGAAGTCCTCGCTGAGAAAGTCGAAGGAAAAATTCACTCCTCATAGTCCACGCAATGGTCGTGATCGAATCGTTATCGTTGAAAAGAATCCTAAGACTGGCTATGCTATGTATGACGGTTCTTTCTGGGACGAAGATGGTCTTACCGACTTGGCCGCAACTACTGAAGAAATTATGGGTATTCTGGATCAGTGTCATGATCTAAGCGGTTATCGTGCAATTCCTAGTGCTGAAGAACTGATGGCTCAGTATAACGAATTCATCGCCCTCGTTGAGGCTAAGGAACGTGCTGCTGCTGTTAATGGTGTTGTTGCTGATCGTGCATCGAGTACTGGTAATGACGCAGCTCCTCCTAAGGTTAAGACTGCCAATGCTTCTTCTTACTTCGCAGCCAAGGAAGAAAACAATGCAGTTGCTGGTGATGCAGCCGAGGAAGATCCATTCGATATGAATGATGGTGCTCCTTCAGTTGGTGCTCAGGTTTTCGAAGAAGCCACAAGCACCGATGACATTTCCGATTCTGATGATGACGATTTACCATTTTAATCATCAACAATGATATATTTTCTAAGGAGAGGAATTTTTTCCTCTCCTTTTTTATTTATATCAAATGATGAAACACAATAAAAAACTATTGAATGCAATCAACGCAGAGCTGGATCACTACGGTGGAATGGCAAAAGAATTGATCCGAATTGAAGGATTATCTCGAATCCGACGATATGGTAGACAATATTATCAGAATCACATACATGAATCAGATGGTTTATTTTCCGATTATACGAGAACTTTTGTATATTTAAAGTTCATGGAAGATACACTTAAAGATTTGAAACGTAATGGACTTTGATTCTGATTTTGACTATGACCGCATACCGGATTACATCCTTCATGATGCGGTCCATGAAACCCTTGGCGATAGAAATTTATCGGGTGGTGAACATGGTTCCCCATATAATTTCCGTTGTCCTATATGTGGTGACTCGAAAGATAATCCGCATAAGAAACGTGGGTTCGTTATGTATAAAAGAGGTTGGGGATATCAATGTCATAATGAGTGTGGTTCAATGAGTTTCATTCACTTTCTCAAAGAATATCATCGAGAAGTGTATCGCCGAGTTATTTTTCACGCCTTCGATAATTCAGCTAAGCGAGAATCGAAGTACCGTAAGAAACAAGAGGAATTGTCTCAAGCCGAAAAATCATTCAAGGGAAAAGAAGTATACCAGTTTAAGAAAGGTGAACTGATAGGTATATTAGAAGATCATCCAACATGCAAAATCGCACGTGATTATTGTATCAAACGTAAAATCCCTCAAAGGGTTTATCATAGATGGTTCGTCTGCTTACGAGATAAAAAATTTCTCGATCTTGATGCGAATGGTCATTATATATACAATGATCGTGGGTATCCTACTGGAAATGAATATGGAAATCGGCTCATTATTCCATATTATACTTACGGTGGTAATTGGGTACAATTCGATGCTCGTGATCTTGCACCGAAGTCAAATCTTCGTTATAGAAATCTTGAGGGTGCGGAACGTGAATTGTATAATGCTGATTTCATCAATGTAAACCAACCATTTTTCCTCTTTGAAGGATCTATCGATTCAACGTTCGTTCGTAATTCGGTTGCATTTGGTGGAACCAAGCATCTATTATCCTTTTTAAAGGAATATCCACACATTGCAGAACATGCATATAATGGAACTGTGATATGGGATAATGATGAACCCGGATATGATGAAATGCCGACTACGGTGAAGCTAGGGTTTAATTGGTTCGACTGGAGAACTATAAAACCGCTACCTGAATTTGAGTATTACATTGATGAAAATGGTGAGCGTAAACAACGTGTTATTAAAGACATGAATGATGCTGTTATGTTTACTGATGCATTTCGTACTGATTCTGATGGTTTTGTAGTTTTAGATGATCTAAAAAAATATATTAGGAAAGCAGATGGTGCAATGATATTGCTTACTATGATTTACGGAAATCGTGAGAAAATGCGACGAGAAAAAAATCGTAAGCGTAATGAGCAAATGAAATCAAACACAAAGAAAAAAGAAATCCGACCATACTTTTGAGGTAACAATGGCAGAGAAAAATAAAAAAGCAGATGAGATTCTGGTGAACCGTTCAGTTAACGTTGAACCCGGACTAATTTCTGGATTCGAAGGTGAAGATGACTCCTTCTATGAAGGAGATGGAATGATAGAAGACGGTGATTTCGATGATTGTGAATTTGATGACGAAGACCTCGGTGATGCTCTTGATTCTGCCATTGAAGAAGTTCAAGCTGAAAAGGATGCCAGAACTCAGGCAATGAAGGATAAGGCTTCGAAGAAACGTAAAGTTGTAAACGAAACCAAGAAGAAATTAGGTATTCGTAAAGGTAAACAGAGCAAATTCAATAGTAGAAGTCATTCATTCCTTGGTGAAAGTCAGAGTGACCGAGCTATTCATATCGTTCTTAACCAGCACCGCACTGAAATCTATAAGGATGGTGCCGATATCGCACCTCGTATTTTGATGGGTATCCCCGGATTCGGTAATACCAGTAAAAAGAATGCATTCGAACATCTGATTACGATACAAGAAAAAATCCGTGAGAATCGAGGTGATAATCCAGCTAATGCACCTAAATGGATAATCATCAGTAATGACACTTCTATCATCCTTGATAGAAATCTTATCAGTTATCTAGAAGAACTGAGACCGAATACACACGCTGCTGCACCATATGGATTCCAAGAAGTACGTGCATCTGGGCGTTGGTACGATATCGAGGGATTACCAGCACATAACCTTCGTGGTTGTTATGTACAAGGTAGTATGTACAACAACGATTGGAATTTCATTGTGGGTGCTGAATACAACAGTCGTCCAAAGACTCGTGTAATGATTGGGCATGGTCCATTCATTGCGATTCGAGGTGAGACATTTATGCAGATTGATTTCAGCGGAATGGCAGAAAACTGCAAAAGTGGTTTCTTCCATTACATGGCAGATATCTCAATGGAATGTGCTTCTCGTGGGCTATTAGTTGCACAGGTAAAGGCTTTGTCATGGCAATATGACAATATTACATCACATCGAGATGAGGAAGATTTGCTGAACGATCAGTCGTATTTCACATCAAAGTGGCAGCGAATGCTACCAATCAGTATTTTCAGCTAATAACTAAAGGAGCAATGTCATTTACATGTCGCTCAGGCAAGTGGTGTTCTAAGTGTTAACGACCGAAGTAATCCATAGCTAGACAACATTGCTCCTTTTTTTATAAACTATAGAAAATACAGGGTATCTCTTATGAAATTAACCAATTTTGAAAACCTCAAAGACCTAACACAAGGTATTTCAGAAAACACACAGGGTGAACTGTCCACCCATCTTGGAAATAATGTATACTCCCCTCTGGATGATGGTCTTGGAATGTATAATAAAGCGGTTACTCGTTTCGATACATACCGAGATAATACTGTTTCTATGAACGAGGCCGTTGAATATGTATATGACATTAAGCCTATCTATGATCGACTTGATGTAATCAAAAACTATCTTCGGGCAAAGCTTAAGCAAGTTAACGAAAAAGAAAAGAAAGCAGAGGAAACATTCAAGCCAGATCATCGTGTTGATTCTGCACTCGGTTTTATGCGTGGTGTTGAGGGTGGTGATGACAGTGAATATCGATCCATCAAATCTGCAATGAATGATGCCAAATTTCCTCCCCCGTTGAGCACCGATATCACTTTCAAAGATAAGGGCCAATTCTTGAATATCCTAAAACAACTATTCAAGAATGAAGATCCTGAAACCTTACAACATATCATTTCTAGTGCATCTGGATTCATTTCGACATTCGATATTGACAGTGTTCGAGAATTCATTGATAAAATTGATTCGGAAATTGATCGAGGTAAATTGTATTCGGGTGATCTTAATAATCATGATCGTGAAAAAGCTCTCCATTTGATTGTTGGTGATATGATGCGTTATATTTTACGCAATTTTGATAACACTGATGATAATGTTGACCTTGCAACCGATTATGAATCTGTTGTAAACTATGCAATCGAACAGTGGCTCCCTAAAGTTTCTGCGGCTCGGTCTACTAACGATTGGATACCAAAAGAAATGCACGAAGAATCGGATAAACCTCGTCTTGGGGAGATTCCTCAAATCAATGCAGGTGAAGTTCGTGAAGCACTTCTAGCTGAATTCGAGAAAGGTGGAGCTAACATTGATGTTCTACGCAATCTATATCTTGGTGAAGATGTGAAAGAAGAGAACAAACCCGCATTTGAGCGTCAAGGCAAATAATTTTTCTTCGTAATTTGACAAACATAAAACGATCTCTATATGAGGTCGTTTTTTGTTTCCCAAAAAATCAATTAATTTGGTATATTTATCTACATCTTAAGGAGTTTGTATGCCGACTGCGATTAATTTCTCTAAAGAATACGTTGAGATGCTTCAGAAACTATTGAAAGTATCTAAAGGTGCTAAGAAAGAGACCCTATTATTTTATCGTGATGAAAAGGATGATATGCCAAAAATATCTCTCATGGATTTGGGATCACTTGTGCATATTAGCACCACCAAACAACATGCTAATTTCGATATAGAGGAATTCGGTGTCACTAAGTTGAGTGAGTTCATGGATTACGTATCCGCATTGGAATATCCCAAACACGGTGAGATCTATTTGAATGATGAAGTTTCTACTAAAGGTCGAAATTATTCATGTGTTGTACTTGCTGATGATTATACGAAGTATCGAATGATTGTTGCTGAAGCCACAGAGTTTGAAGCCCGTAAAGACAAGAAAGTTCCAATCGCACGTGACATTGACCCAATGCAACTTGTAGCGAAATTTATGGTGACTCAAGATGATCTGACTAAGTTGACTAATGACATCAAGTTGATGAAAGGATGTGAATTCTTTGGATTGACTGTGAATAATGATGTTTCATACTATATGAGAGGAACCGAACGTCAACAAGTTACTCGCAAAGTGGATGGGCTTAAAACCAAAATCTACAACAGTGAGATACTAGCATCTGATGGTATTGAAAAATTTAGGTTATTCCCTGCTAGATTGTTCAATTTCATGTCTTATTTCAAGACCGATTTCGAAGTCGAAATTCGATATATGGAATCCAAGGATATCGTTGGATTCAAAGCATTCGGAAAATTGACCACTGCTGGTAAAGATGATATCGATGTATATCTGGGAGCCACTGAAAGTACGTCTCAGACTATGAACAACTACGATATTATCGAATAAAGCTGGAAAACTCGTTAATTATAAACTAATAGTAACTCTACATTTAGGTTACTGTTATGAAAATGAATAAAGACGATATGTTGGGTGCCCTTAAAGCTATGAAAGTAGATAATGGCCCCAAGAATACCGAATCATTCGCAAAAACTGACTTCCTTAAGAACATTGGTGGCTATATGCCTAAAGCCGATGGTAAAGGTCAGTACAAGGATGATTCTAGTAAGAAATTGAATTCGGATTTGGCTAATCCCGAAAAAGAAATCAAGTTCGAAAGTAATTATGGCTGCAAACTTCAGCAGAGTGATATTAAGAATGTAAGCCAGAAATTTCTTGCTGAAAGTGCTATTCTTGCAAACAGCTCACCTAATGCATTCAGATTGGACTTGGGTAGTCTGGTTCTGGATAAAACTCATGCTAAGGTTGGATTGACACGTGCTGGTGAAAAAGTTCGTGTAGAATTGATGTATCCTAATGCAAATGATAAAATCACAGTGAAAATCACTGTAGATGGTGTTGAAGACAAAATTTATGAGTTGTCATTAGAAGATGAGGCCTATGTCGGTAATTTCGGATCTTCTATTCTCAAGGAAATTGATTCTATGATTAACGAAAAAGAAAGCATGGGTATCGGTGACTATGATGATGAGTACTACATTGGCAATAAGAGTGGTGGGTTAACTGGATTTGCTCCTAGTTGGGAAACTGGTGGTAACGTTACCGAAGCTGCTGTTTCTCGTATGAAAGATTTGATGGCATTGGTCGAAGCGGATGACGAAGAGAAAGATAAGACGGCTACTCCTGATGTAGATGTAGAAGGTGAAGGTGAAGAGTTTGATGCGGGTGACGTTAATGCCGATGAGAATTTCTCGGAGTCTGATTTCTCACTTGACGATGCTGGCGATGTTAATATGGACGAATTCAATGACCTTGGAGCCAGTATGGGCGGCGGCGGTGCATTGGATCTCGGTGGTGGAAATGACTTCGGTGGTGGTGATGTAAATGCCGAAAAAGGCGACAGTGGCGTGTCGGTGGAAGAAAATGTCAATTTCATGACATTCCGTGAGAAATCCGATTGGTTGAATTCAGCACTCGACTCCATGCAGAAACTTGTTGCTAAGAGTGTTGCTGATAAGATGCAGGACGGTGAAGGTGTTATCCTTACCTCCGATGAAATCCTTAATGGTTCCGTTGGTATCAAGAATGATAGCAATCCAGAAATCATCGAAAAGTTCTTGAAAGTATATCCTTCGCTTGATGAAATCGAACTCAAGGAAGAAGACTTGAATCGCATCGAAGAAAAACTTTCTCTTGATGATGGTCAGTTTGATGCATGGCTTCAGGCTGAACTTCCTGAGATGAGAGGCGATAAAGATGTCAGCGATACCCTCGACAACGATATGTTCGATGACTTCGAAGAAATGGGCGGTGAACAGCCTGATGAATTCGGTGGCCTCGGTGAGTTCGATGACTTCGTTGATGAAACCACTTCTGACGAAGGAGACATTGATAGTTTGTTTGCTGATATTGCAGCCGAACCTACCATTGATGAAGAAGAGGAAGAAGATACAGAGGCTCGTAAAGAAGCCGAGAATGAAGTGGGTGGAGAGGAATTGAACGAATTCCCTAACGTATAATCCACATTCACATTTTTATAGCAGGAGAGACAAGTTCTCTCCTTTTTTTATACCAAAATATGTATATTTCATACCATTGAGGTATAAAATGAACGAAATTGAAGTATCAGAAGATGAAGTACAGGGATTCAATCCGATTGTCATGGTAGTGAGTCCATATAGCAATATTGCGAACCACCTAAAGTATTTTGCCTCCGCCATCAAGGATGAGTCCGAAGCCGATATGCACTACATCAACATTGATTGCTACAGTAAGGAAGTGAATGGTAGCAATCTACAAGTCATTCGACTGAGCAATGATACTGGAATGTGGACTGAACTCAATCCAGTTGATAAAGTTTCGGGTGCATTGCTTCCTGAGTCCGTATCGGTAAATCTATTTGATTTGTATAATGCGGTGGAAAACTGTCCAGATGAACTATTGAAGTTCTGGATCGATGAAGAAGATAACGAGTTGGTATTCAACTCGTTCCAGAATCCAGATAAAGACATTGATGAACTTGAAATTCGCTTCAAGATACTCAAGCGTGGATTCCCTACTCGTGCATTGTCTACTGAGCCACTGGACGATCAGAATAAGCTCGGTACGATCACTTTGAATGCAATCATGACCAGAATGATTACTGAAGAATTGAACGTTGAAAACAGCATCGATGGGATAAATATTGTGGTTCGTGATGGGAAGCTGCGATTCCAAGCATCTTATCATGGGTTCAATAGTGATATGCGAGTTAAGCAATTCGAGGACGAAGTATATCCCAATGACTTTAGCGTGTTCCTACCAATCACGGTATTCATTCAGATGGTGAGTACAGGGCACGTGTATGATCTGAAAATTGACGTGTATGACAATGGTATTATCATACTCAAGACAGATGCATATCAGTTCTATTACAAAGCTGAGTTAGGTCGTCCTGATTTGAAGTTGAGTCTCGCTGATTCGACACGGTATTTGATTATTGATGCTAAGCTTATCGATGGCACCATGAAACTGATGAATCGGTTGAATAAAGCATCTCAGATCAACAATATGATGATCGAGTATGTAAGTGATGGCGAAGCTGATCTATCATGTCAACTAGATGGTCGTTGGGGTATCTCGATTCGCACTGACTTGGCTATGCTGTCGAAAGAAACCGTTGTGATCGACGCTGACATTTTTCAGGAAATGGTAAGCGGGACGCAAGTTGATGCAATTCAGATGAATATTTTCAGTCCTAATGTAGTGTGCATGAAGCTGGAAAATGGGTTGATTGAGAAAGTCATGGAATACGATCATAAGGTATTCTCTGAATATCGAGAACAAAAATATCAAGAATGGAAGAAAAAGAATGATTAGAGTAGGATTTTCTGGGTTACCGTCCACTGGTAAAACAACTCTCACACAGGCTGTGAATCTGGCTCTTAAGCAGTCCAATGATTTCAGTAAGGTGGAATTGATATCTGAGTATGCTCGTTCATACATTAGAAAGTATGGCCCTACTCAAAGTATCTGGGAAGAATATCGCCTTGTTGATATTCAACAAGAGTGGGAAGATTTGATCGATCCTAGTAAGGTTGATGTTCTTTTGGCTGATAGTCCGATTCAATTGGCGTTCTTATATGCTACTGAATTAAATACCGGATCTCCGAAAGACCAAATGGTCATGTCTGATGTATTTAAGAAGATTTCTCGTATAACCGCCAGTAACCCATACGATATTATTTTCCATCTTCCTGAAGATGGTATTCCAGTGGTTATCGATGATGTCCGAGACGAGTGTGTAAAGGACAAGAAATGGCGTGTTGAAGCAGATGCATTCACCAAGTCTCTATTTAAGATGTTCCAACCTCGACAGTTCGAAATCATCGAGGTATCCGATCTTAACGCTAGAGTCCAATGGGTACTAAATAGTATTCGGAATTATGTAGATAAAGGAACCTCACTTAGAGATTGTATCTAAGCAGGTTCCTCGGTTTCTTCTTTAACTTCAGATTCGACTTCAGGCTCCTCGGATGTTTCCGCAGGAGCCGTTTCTTCGACTGGCTCCAAATCTTCGAAATCATCTAGATTGATCTCAGCATCTCCGAAATCAACTTCTCCTGCTGGTTCTTCTAGTTCAGTTTCTAGTTCGGATTCTACTTCATTTGCTTCAGCATCGAGATCTTGTTCCATACTAGTCTCAATATCCTGTGCAAATTCTTCATTCTCTTCGGCTACCACATTTTCCTGAACTTCTTCAGATTTAGCCCCTATTGGGTTAATAACCTGTTCTTCGAAACGTCTAGCGATCTCTTGTGCAATGGAACCGTCTCGTGATCTGAGATGGCTGAATTTGTTGGGATCGAACATTCGTTCGTTATCTACCTCTCGTTCCATTTTTTTCCACAATGTTTCGAGTTCACGGTAAGTTTTTCCAGTCTTGTCGGCCAGTCTTTTAATATATGATGTGTGTACTACTTGCATATCCAATACCTATTCAATTACTAAAAGTTTATAATTTTCCTTAGTTTTATAAACTAAATGTAAAGCAAGTCCATAATGAACTTGAGAGGCTAGAAAGATGGATATGTTAGATCTAGATAAATTGATGAGAGATACCAAGGTATTCGAACGAATCACTGAGGGCACAGTTGATGATTCCGCATATAATGCAGTAACCCAGTGCATTAATGAAAGTGCAATCATGGAATCACGTGAAGAAGTTGAAGGTATTCTTAGTA